GACTAAATCGCAACCCTAAACTCGTGGCAGCTTTCGCTTTACCATGTTTAGGTCTACCGCGTCCAGCGCAGCGCTACCTGGTGATAAGTCCGCTCGCGGTTACCAGGTTCAAACGTGTCACTCTTGCCGGAGGGCAACTCGTGACACACGGGTATCGGTCTCTAACGGCATGAGACTAATTCGGATCAGATTTGGTATACCAAATTCTGAGTTACCGGATCTCATGCCGTCGGAGTTAGACCGACACCTCAGATTTCTCCTGCTTGAGGGGCAGGAGCGCCCAAGTGTAGCCTTCCCGAGGCGTCAGTTCAGAGCTGACTCGGAGGGTTTCCTGCCCCTCAAACGAATGTTCCGCCGTGAACGATGGGAGCTAGCTCACTCGCTAGCTTCGCTCAAACGCAACCTGCCTGCAGGTTGTCGGCGGTGCACGCCCACACAACTCGACGAATGGCGCCGTCGAGTTTCCACCCCCTCCCCCCCTTCCTCTCCCGACTATCTTCGGTTCGTCCGAAAGACAGTCGGCGATCTCTTTCCCTACGCATGGGACAAAGCCTACGAATCATTCGTTGAGGGATTCGTACCATGCGCCTCCGCCCGGAAGGAACGCCGTCAGCGAGCTGACCGCGCCCTCGCCCGGCGGGGGGGGGACAAAGAGTTCCGTCGTAATGCGGTGGCCGGCAAAGGTTTTGATTGCTCGCCATTGACCGCACGGTACAAGGAGGTCCTGTCAGCGGGAAGATTCGCGCTTTGACGATATTTGACGAGCGCGTCGATCTTCTCGGCCCTCTTCATAAGATGATTTACAATCATCTTTCGAAGACTGACTGGCTCCTTGTCGGACCACCGACGGAGAAGAAGTTGTCATCTGTTTGTCATCGGAAGTATCAAACTTCCGTTGACCTCGTGGCGGCGACCGATAATTTGTCATTACCGGTCGCTACTCTCATACTGGAGAGGCTGCTTGCAAAGGCAGCCAAGGTTCCCGGGGAGATTCGTCTCCTCGCGGTTAACAGTCTGCCCTGTTTGGTTGAGACAGGGCAGGCGGAAACTATCCAGGTGAGTCACGGACAGATGATGGGGGGCTACCTCTCTTTCCCCCTCCTTTGCCTTCAGTCGTATATAGCGGCAGCCTGGGCTACGCGACAGACTGAGGCAGAAATCCTCGTCAACGGCGACGATACCTTGATATCGTCTGACGGACCGATTCGTGCGGATTGTTACCCGCCGGGTTTCATCCTCAATGAGGCTAAGACGATTCGGTCTGAGAAAGTAGCAGAGATCAACTCGACATGCTTTCTCAAGGATGGGAGGGGCAAGTGGCGTCAGGTACACCACTTGCGGAGGGGTAGTTTTCTTCCCGATTTTCCGGGCATGCTGCACGCTGCAGCAGCTGTCCGGTCAAGTGTTAAATGGACTGATGCTCTCATCAGGTCCAGGATCGGGAAGGGATGGGGGCTCACCCCATCGCAGCTACGACTTCATCCGAAGTCGTATCCGGCCTTTTGTAGAGACCGGGAACTTGGACGGAAGCGTCAGTATACTGACCTTCCAAGCTGCAAACCAGTGCAGTCTGAGTTGCTGTCGGCACAGCGTGGTGTGCCGGACGAGGACGAGCGTCTTGCGCTCACAATGTTCCTGAGGAATCAGGGACGCCTCGTTGGTGGGAAGAGGGACGTATACTCACCTAGTAAAGGTGAGGTACGTCGGAGCTTCCGTTACACCAAGCGAGTTTCCCGGATGCGTACGTTCCTCAGTACGCTTCGTGAGGCTCGATTGCCTCGTGTAAAGAAGGCCGACTTGTACTTCGTTCCTGCGGAGTACGTGAGTCGGAGAGAAAATGAGGCTTGCCGTAGGCATGCTGAGTTCGTGAGAGCTCAGTATCAAGCTTAGCGGATACGGCAAGGTACGGTGCCATGGCCTCGGGCGGCAATCTAACTTTGTCGACGCGGGGAGGAAGCATCCTCCAACACTGGCGATAAGCTAACAGCGAAATCGTTGGGATCCCTGAATGAAGGGACTAAATTGTTGGTCGATCTCCTGGGGTAAAGTCAGATGGTGTGTAAAGAGACCAAGGGAGCGTGTTCCATGCGTTGCATGACGTGTGGTAGTGACAATCCTTGGTGTCACCAGACCCAGGAGCCTCAGGGCCCGAGGGGTGATTAGATAGGGGTTGCGAAACCGGTCGCCGGACGCCC